AATCCTTTTGACTTCTGGCAAGGTGCAAACTTCAAGTTGAAGATTGTCAAGAAGGATGGCTATTGGAACTATGATAAGTCAGAGTTCGATTCAGTCGCACCACTTCTTCAAGATGATGATGCATTAGAAGCAATTTGGAAGAAGGAGTATTCTCTTTCTGCTGTGACTGCTCCTGATCAGTTTAAATCATACGATGATCTTGAGAAGCGTTTGAAGTATGTTTTAGGTCAAAAACAACCTGCTCGTCGTGTAGATGAAGAGGTATTTGATGAGGATAATGCTCGTGGTTCTTTTAAACCAGACTTTAATACTCGTAAAGCAGAACAAACAGTTGCAGCTGCAGTAAGTTCCTCCTCCAGTGAGGATGAAGATGATGCGTTAAGTTATTTCCAGAAATTAGCTGAGGAATAATTATTGATATAATCTAATATTATCTGCACGTTTTAAGGATTCACTCACGAACTGAGTGGATCCTTCTTTGTATGTCATCATTTCTTCTAAATCATCAAATACAACACCTAAGTATATTCCTTTAAGTAAAAAAATATTTCTTTTATCTTCGTTTAATTTAGTTTCAAATTGCAAGTTAGTAATTGGTTTGGTTATATTAGACACCACTGTTTGGCTGCTAGAATTAAAGTCAAAGAAACTTACACTTTGATCCTCATCAACTTCTTTTCCCGCAGGAAATATTACCACACCATCTGAATTTTTAATTTCTACAGATTCATAATGATGAACTCCATTTAATTTTTCGTAAGTTTCATATTTATCCAACAAATATTCATCAAGTGATTGTTGAGTCATTGGCCATTCTGACTGCACGTTCAATATATTGTTTGAAGATAAAACAATCCAATCTAAATTTGATGATCCATAAAAATCATTAGCAACATTATCTGGACGATCATCTCCTTTTACTTGGTATTTCTCAAAGAAAGTTGTATCTTGAAAAATATCTTTTCTTAATGAACCTTTCTTAAATATATTTTTTACTTTTGTATAGTCTGATATATTTCTACCATCATCTGTCCTATTGATATAGTCAAGATCTGGTATTTGTCTGAAGTAAGTTTTTGGCATTTTAGAAACCTATTGTTTGATCACTATCACCATCAAGATCTGTGTAATCATGATTGAATACTGGCTCCAATTCTTTAAATCCAAATGTTAATTCATATGCAACCATAGATGAATTCCTATAAGTTGCATAATTTCCATCTGGTGTAAAGTTTACATCAAAAGAAGTGAGAGCACATTCTTTTATTCTTGGTAAAAAATCATGATCTTGTTGTGAGGCACCTTTTAAAAATTGTAATTTATAGGTGTTTGGTGCTTTTAAAAACAATTCAGATTCAGTTCTTGTCGGTGCCATAGATTGTTTAAACATCCTTATAATTTTTTTAATTATTATACTTTCTCTTTCATCTCTTGGACTCATTCTAAATGTGAATCCAAAAGGTCTCAACGTTGGGCCATTGAATACTAATTCTAAGTTTGGATTAACTACTTGTCCTTCAGTTCTTGCAAGAATACCTTTAACTCCTGTTGCTTGACCTACAAAATATTGTTTAATAGCATCTTTAAGTTCAGCACTACCTTGTCCTGCACCTTCAAGAGCACTGTTTATCGCTGCCTCTCCTTCACCCTGACCTTGGATAAGACCAGCAGCAATACCTGCACCTGCTATTTGTGCAGCGTCCATTTTGTTATCTCCAAAATCAGTTTGATTTGAACTACGAACTGAAGTTGGAACTGGTAATAAAACAGAACCTAATATTCTTTCTGTAAAACTTGATCTATCACTGAATTTTAAACCAGATAATTGTTTTGGACTAAATTTTAATACTGATATTTTTAATTTATCTTGATTTTGATTTATTGTTTCTGGGTATGATAAAATTGAATATGATTTTCTTGATCCACTACCACTTCCTTGACCAGATTGTGAGGGATTTAAGGGAGTTGATGGTGTTTCAGATCCCCTTCCACCAGTATCTGGCAAAGGCCCACCAAGAAAATTACTCATTATAGATGCGTTTCTAGCACCACCTTGTTGATCTCCTTGTGGATTTACTAGAACTCTAGATGCTCCACTTGTTATTTTTTCTAATTGTTCTTTTTGTTGAGCTGATAATGGACTTCTACCAAATTCATTTTTTATACTGTTTACTTGTTGTTTAATTGCTTTTGAAAAAACACCACCTATCCCTAATAATCTTTTTTCTTCGCTATTAGCAGATGCTTCAACAATGAACACACCAGGATTTTCTGTGGTTCCTGTTGCTATAGTGGTGGCACCATTCTTTCTTTGATCTCTATATCTTATTATCTTTGTCGTATATACAGGTTCCCCTTTTGTATTCTGTGTTTCCGTTACTTCTATTGCAGTATAAATTGTTCGTCTATTTCTAGGCGAATCTCCTACTCTTATTGGACTGACTGCGCTTGTCTTAGTTGTCATTAAAAGACATATTTTTATCTATTTAGCAAGAAACTTGGCATAAGGTATTGCAAGTAGATCATCAAACTCAGTATAATCTAAAATGTATAGTTGTCCTGCAAGTTCATTCCACGTATAGTTTCTTGATTGTCGCCAATGAAAATTAATTCCTTTAAATCCCCATCGTTCTAATGAGGTGCAAGCAATTAGTGGGTGTTGGTCATATTGAATGTTAGGTGTTTTTGAATTATATACGAATGTATAATACTTTCCCACTTCAGGTATCGGTGATACAGTTCCACTCAATGCCTCCATGATCATGAGCATCCTATCCTCTGGATCATTAGTGCTTTGTAGATCTTCTTTTATGGCTTCAATTCTATTCATTTGATGCCTAATTCTTTTTCAGTTATTATCTTAAATTCAATTCTATTATCTTTACAAAATTCTTGTGCAGCTTTCCACTTCGCTTGATTGACTGCAAAAGTTTGACACTCATAAACGTATGATTTAGTAACTCTTTTTCTAGGTTTAGGTGGCAGAGTTTGTTTTTTTGGTTTAACCTCAACCACGTATGTTTTTATTCTATTATCTTTTTCTTTTACTTTTATCAAGTAGTCGGGAAAGTATCTATGAGTTTTGTTATCTTTTGGAGAAGTATATGGTATGCTGAATTCTTCAGATGACCAAAGTATTATATTGTCATTTTTATCACACCATTGACAAAATCTTCTCTCCCAACTACTCCTACAGATAATATTCTTGGAATCTCCTTGATATTTCTTAGGATTAGATGGTTTATATCGACTCTTAATACTTTCTGCCATTATCTCATATACATAATATATAAGGTCAAATAGTATTTATAAATGGGTATCCCGCCAAGAGCAAGAACGATAGCGGAAGTAAAAGCTAATCTGCTAAACCCTGCTCAAACCTCACAATTTCAAGTTATCATAGGCCCACCAAGGGGATCAGAGTTTTCTAGTTTCTTATCACAGAATGAAACTATTTACAACCAAGATCAATTGAATTTATTATGCTCTGAAACTTCATTACCAGGATCTCAACTTGCAACCACGGAGTTGACGGGTGATTTCACTGGGGTGACAGAAAGACATGCGTATCGTAGAATGTATGATGATCGTATTGATTTGACTTTTTATACTGATGCTGATCAGTATTTACCTCTAAGATTTTTTGAATCTTGGATGAGATTTATTATGAATGAAAATCTTGATGATAACTTCACTGGTAGTACAAGAAAAGAAAATTTCTTTTATCGCACCACATTTCCAAATGATTATAAAGGATCTCTGGAAGTCACAAAATTTGAAAAGAATATTAATTCAAGAAGAAAAGTAAAACCAATCACATATGGATTTGTAAATACTTTTCCTTTATCTATTAGTTCCACTCCAGTTTCTTATGAAGCATCTGATTTGTTGAAAGTAACTGTATCTATGACTTATAGTAGATACTTTATAGATAAACCAAGAGGAACAACTCTTGATATGTTTGATCCAAGAGCTCAAGCAGATTTAAATGGACTTGCTTTCCAAGCACTTAACTCTGGTCTTAGAGCTCTTGATTTAAATGATACATTTGCAGGAAATGTAGCTAGAAACTTTGCTGCAAATGTCTTCTAAATAAAATACACTGAATTTCTATAGGATATTATGCCATTACCAAAAATTGCCACACCAACTTATGAACTTGAGTTGCCATCCACAGGAAAAACTATTGAGTATAGACCTTTCTTAGTTAAGGAAGAAAAATTACTTGTAATAGCTTTAGAGAGTGAGGATACAAAACAAATTACAAAAGCTATAAAAGCAGTTTTAGCAAATTGTATTCGCACCAAAGGTATTAAAGTAGAGACATTACCAACTTTTGATATAGAATATCTCTTCTTAAATATTCGTGGTAAATCTGTGGGTGAAGAAATAGAAGTCAAGATTGTATGTCCAGATGATAAAGTAACGGAAGTTCCCATCACCATTAATCTTGATGATATTCAAATTCAAAAATCCGAAGAACATAATAATCAAATTAAAGTTGATGAAAAAATAATGATGGAAATGAAGTATCCATCTCTTGATGAATTTATTAAAAATAATTTTGATTTTAAAGATAATAGTGCTATGGATCAATCCTTTGCTTTGATTGCATCTTGTATTGATAAAATCTATACAGAAGATGAGGTATGGGCTTCTGAGGATTGCACTAAGAAAGAGATGAATGAGTTTCTTGAATCAATGAATTCATCTCAATTTAAAGATATTGAAAAGTTCTTTGAGACAATGCCTAAATTATCTCATACTGTCAACATAAAAAATCCTAAAACTAAAGTTGAAAGTGAAGTTGTGCTTGAGGGATTAGCGTCTTTTTTCGCGTAGCTATGGTATACATGAGCCTTGAAAGTTATTTCAGACTCAACTTTGCATTGATGCAGTACCATAAATATAGTTTGACGGAGATTGAAAATTGGATGCCTTGGGAACGAGACATTTACGTTGGCATGTTGAAACAACACCTTGAAGAAGAGGAGTTAAAACGCAAGCAACAACAAGCGAATGCCTAGTAACAGTTCAAATATAATACAATCTCTAAGGTCTGCACACGACCCTCACTTTAAGTTGTCTGGAAAAGTTGGTGGGTTAGAAAATAAATTAACTGATCAAGTAGCACAAATACATAAAACATTGAGTAAGTCCTTTGGAATGCAAAGGAAAACTTTAATGCGTGTTCTTGGGCTTGAGGGAAGAGTTGCTGAATTAGAAGCAGCAGAAGCAGCAGTAGATCAAGCAGTAGAAGAACTAGAAGAAGAATTAGAAGAATTAGGTGAAGAAATACCTGAAGGTTTGGATGA